CATTTTATTTTCCTAGTTGATATTGTGAATTAACCATTTCGTTATGTAATCGGTCTGTGGCACCAAATAGTCCACGAGAAGCTGACCGATTGTCAATTGTTTTTTGTCCACCATAAATGGTAAACGGTTTATAAAATGAAACATCTCTCATCACAACATTGTTATATGCATCAAATGAAGGGTTAAATCCCATAGCTGCAATAACTAAACCTTGTGTAGCTACTTGAGCATTCATTGATTTTGCTTCACCACTTTCTTTAACAGCTTCAGATCCTTTTGATATTGCTTCTTTTCTTGCTGCTTCTACTCTTGCTTGTTGTAATGATTGCCTTGGTGTTGATGTTGTGGTAGCTGCAGTAGAACTTGCAGTAGTTGATGAACTAGAACTGGTTGAACCAGAAGAGGAACTAGAACTACTACTTGAAGAAGGTGTAGATTGTACCGATTCAACCGCTAGTGTGGCAGTAGTTTGTTGTGTAGACGATGGTGTTGTTAGTTGCACAGCAGCGGCTGGTGCCGTTGGTGCAGTAGATGTTGATGTCGTTGTAATAGTTTGGTTAACAACAGGATCCGAAACCAGTTGTGGTGTGGTACTGGATGTTGAACTGGTAGTTGTAGTTGGAGTAGTTGTAGTGGTTGAAGAAGCTACAGGCACAACATAACCAGGACAAGTAGGACTGGATTGTGGATTCGCCTGACAAGCTTGTGCTCTTAAAAATGCTTGATAAGCTACATCATAACCAGGACAATTTGAACTATACAGCGCACTCAATGAACATTGTTGATTAAAGTATGCTTGTTGGTAACCTGGACAAGAAGTTGAATATAATGGATTCGCAGTACATTGTTGGCTTAGATATGCTTGTTCATATCCAGGACATTGTTGATTATATAAAGAATTAATACTACATTGTTGGTTAAAATATGCTTGTTGATAACCAGGACAAGTTGGGTCATACAAAGCACTTATAGAGCATTGTTGTGTTTTATAGGCATCTGCATAACCAGGACAAGATGAATTATATAATGGATTAATTGTACATTGGTCGATACCTTGACCTGTTCCACCCAAAGCCTGCCAACTAAAAATAGCAGAAGAACCAGGAGTAATGTTTAATCCTTGTCCATGATAATGTTGATAGTATTCACCTTTACTTAAATCACCTGCAAATCCTGATGTGACAGCATTCCAAGAAACCATTGCACCAGCAATACGAGTATCAATTAATCCAGATGAATCAATTTTAATTTCAAAACTATTACCGCCTTGTGATGAACAACATTGACTTAAATTGTACCAACCATAAGTCATAGAATTGCCTTCACGGAGATAATATTGATTTTGTCCGTTCCAAGAATATAAATCAGTATGCATACCGTAAATAGTATAATTATATCTTGAATTGGTTGTGTTTCTTAAATCAACACCAGAACAACAACCACCCCACAATCCTGATCTCTGTGGATCTTGAAATGTTACATAACCATTTGTTGCAGCCCATGATGTAGTGAAGTTTTGGCCAAACATGGGAAATGTAAAGCCTAATGGCACTTCATTGTACCAATCATCAGATGTGGTGATATTTACTGCATTTGGATTTGTGCGAATGTCCTGTAAAGGCAAAGCATTGACTCCTGTTCCAACAGTTACAGAAAGGCCTGGAGTTCCAGGAATTGGAACAGTAACGATTTGTGCTTGACAGAAAGCAGACACCACAAACAGTAGTGTCGCTAATATTTTTTTCATTAATCCTTACTCTTAACTTTTTGTGGTTTACGGTTTGGTTCAGATTCCCAAATTGCTTTGGCTTCGTTACCAATTTTACCATCAACTGGACATGGAGTACCAGCATTCATCATGGCTGTAAATACTCGTTCATCTTGGCAAAGAGTAGCAACAGCAGCCACTTTCATACCCATGTCATGTAGAGTTTTAGAAAGTTTTAATCGTTCACAATTTTTATCCACAAAAGTGGAACCAATAGCGATACCAAGAATTTGAGTCTGAGCTGCACCTGAAACACCTACAGCGCAAAGGTCGTTATTAATAGATGTAATATTTGGTGCCACAGCGGTGGGTGGCGGATATTTAACTGTTGTGGTACTATTAGATGTGGATTCCGTATAACTTCTAGTTGTGGAATCCGTTACAATAGGATCAGCAAAGCTATTGCCAGCAAGTAACATTACTGTTACAATTGCGGTTATCTTACTTTTAAACATTTATTTTTGATAAAGGTTGTCCTCTACCATCCTCTGTTAGATTTTTTAAAAGGGAGATAATAAAGAATACCGAATGTCAGGTTGACACGGAGAGATATATTTGATATAATTTCATTTCAACTACATACTTATTTATATGAAATCATTAAAGAAAAGGTAAATTATGAAGATATTGGCTATGAAACTTGTTACCGGAGAAGAAGTTCTAGGTGAAATCGAGTCTGAATCGGAAACTGAATTTGTCATTGAAAACCCAGTCGGAATCTCTATTGTGAGGGATCCAAAAACTGGTCAACCAAACATAGGATTTTCACCTTTCCCATTACATGCCGAACAAAAAACTGGTGCGACTATTGCCATTAATAAGAAAAATGTAGTATACTCCTACAATCCAGCAGAAGATTTTATTAATAATTATAATTCAATCTTTGGTTCTGGAATAGTTGTACCTCCATCAAAACAAATTATTACAGGTTAATGGTACTAGAAAAATCCATAATTCGTACTGCAAAGTGGAGTAAAGAAAATAACTCTTGGGATATTAAAGAAACACTAAATTATCAATGGTTCACCCTAAATAATACACCAAAGTCACCTCTTTACACAGAGCTATCAGACGCTCTAAAATGGATTATTTCACACGATGAAAACCTATCGTAGTATATTCATATCGGATGTTCATCTTGGCACCAGAGATTGTCAGGCAGAAAAACTCAATAATTTTTTAAAACACAATACTTGTGAAACCTTATATCTTGTAGGTGATATTATTGATGCTTGGAAGATACAACAAAACAAATGGCGATGGAAACAGAGTCACTCAAATGTAGTACGAAGAATACTTGGTCATGCAAAAAGAGATACCAAAGTTATCTATGTAGCTGGTAATCATGATGAGTTTTTAAGACCGATGATACCATATGGATTAAGCTTTGGTGTAATAGAAATATGTAATCAAACAGAACATATTGATGCCAATGGTAAACGTTTTTTGGTAACGCATGGTGACTTATTTGATGGTATTTCTAAACTTGCACCATGGCTTGCCTTTCTTGGTGATAAGTTGTATGATATGGTTTTAAACTGGAATTCAGCATTTAATTCTTTTCGAAGAAAATTTGGTTTAGGATATTGGTCTCTTTCCAAATATCTAAAATATAAAGTCAAATCATCTGTTGATTTTTTATTAGGATTTGAAAAGAATATTTCAGAGTATTGTAAGAAACGTGGTTTTGATGGTGTAATATGTGGTCATATTCATCATGCAGAAATAAAAGAATTAAATGGTATATTGTATATGAATGACGGTGATTGGGTAGAATCCTGCACCGCTTTAGTTGAACATCATGACGGCACATGGCAAATTGTGCATTGGACGAAAGAGAAAGATTGAGCAATTTTTATACTAATGTTCAGAGTATTGGCGGTAACATACTCTATCGTGGCATTCAAAATGGCAAGAAAATAAAGACAAAGGTTGAGTACGCTCCATCTTTGTTTTTGCCATCCAAAAAAATCACAAACTTCACAAGTCTTGAAGGTGATTATCTAGACGAAAAAAAGTTTCCATCTATCAAAGCTGCCAGAGATTACATCAAACAATTTGAAGGTGTTTCTGGTGCTTCTAAGATTTATGGCCAAACTCGATTTGAATATGCCTTTATTGCTGACCAACACAAAGGTATGGTCGACTATGATTATGAAAAAGTATCTATCGCTGTAATCGATATTGAGGTCGGTTCTGAGAATGGATTTCCTGATCCATACGAAGCAAACGAACCCATCACAGCAATCTGTTTAAAATTTCTCAATGGCAAACCAATCGTGTTTGGTTGTGGTGAATACCAAGTTGAAGAAGGTGAAATCTATATTCGATGTAAAGATGAATACAATCTCTGTAAGAAATTTCTGGAGTTTTGGAAAGACAAATATCCAGACATCGTGACTGGCTGGAACACCAAGTTCTTTGATATACCATATCTCATCAATCGTTTTCGTAAGATTCTAGGTGACGATGAATCCAAGAAACTATCACCATGGAATTTCATTACAGAACGCAAAGCTTATGTTAACAATCGACAGTTGATTGATTACACACTTGTTGGACTATCTTCACTTGATTACATTGAACTATACAAATGGTACGCACCTGGTGGTAAGTCACAAGAATCGTACCGCTTGGATAATATTGCACAAGTAGAGCTTGGTGAAGGCAAGATTGCATATGATGAATATGATAACCTTCATTCTTTGTATCGATTGAACTTTCAAAAGTTTATTGAGTATAACATTAAAGACGTTGAACTCATTATCAAGCTTGAAGATAAATTGAAATTGCTTGAGCTGGCAGTAACTCTTGCATACGATACCAAATCAAACTTTGAAGATGTGTTTGCACAGACTCGTATGTGGGACGCACTGACATATTCTTATCTCCGTGAAAAAGATATTATTGTTCCGCCCCGAGTAGTCAAAGATAAAGATGCAGCATTTGAAGGTGCCTATGTCAAAGTGCCACAAGTTGGCTTACATGATTGGGTTGCCTCATTCGATTTGAACTCTCTGTATCCACATTTGATGATGCAATATAACATTTCACCAGAAACATTGATTGAACCAGAACACTATACAAATGAAATGCGTGGTGTATTGGAACAAAGTGTTTCTGTCGATAGACTTTTGAAAAAAGGAATCGATACAACAAAATTAGAAAATGTAACATTAACACCTAATGGTCAATTCTTTCGTACTGATATACAAGGATTCTTACCTAAGATGATGGAAGAAATGTATACAGACAGAAGTAAGTTTAAGAAGTTGATGTTACAAGCAAAACAGGAGTATGAAAATGAAACGGATAGCTCGAAGAAATATGAAATTGAAAAACGAATTGCCAAATACAACAATATCCAATTGGCAAAAAAAGTGTCCCTCAACTCTGCTTACGGTGCTCTTGGCAGTCAATATTTTCGCTTTTACGATTTGCGTATGGCACTTGGCGTTACAACTGCTGGTCAATTAAGTATTCGTTGGATTGAAAACAAAATCAATGAATGGATGAATAGGATACTTGACACAAAAGATGTCGATTATGTTATTGCTTCTGATACTGATTCAATTTATCTCCGCATGGGTGAATTGGTCAATAAGTTTATTAAAGATACCACAGATAAACAAAAAGTAATATCACTAATGGATAAAATCTGTGAAGAAAAACTTCAACCATATATTGATAAGTCATATAAAGAATTGGCTGATTACGCTCATGCCTATGACCAAAAGATGCAGATGAAGCGAGAAGGTCTTTCTAATAAAGGTATCTGGACTGCCAAGAAACGATATATTCTAAACGTGTATAATAACGAAGGTGTACAATACAAAGAACCACAGATGAAAGTTATGGGTCTTGAGATGATTAAATCATCCACACCATCCGCCATTCGTGAAAAGATGAAAGAAGCAATTCAGATTATGGTCAATGGTACACAAGGTGATGTACACACCTTTATTGAGAACTTTAGAAAAGAATTTAAAAAATTACCTGTTGAAGAAATTTCATTTCCTCGTGGACTCAATGGTCTAAATACCTATTCTGATTCATTGTCATTGTATAAAAAAGGAACACCAATTCACGTTAAGGGTGCAATTCTTTATAACCATAATCTAAAACAAAAGAATCTAACCAAAAAATATCCACTTATCCAAGAAGGTGAAAAGGTTAAGTTCACTTATCTAAAAATGCCAAACCCATTTAAAGATACTGTTATTTCGTATCCATCTCGTTTACCAAAAGAGTTTGAATTGCAACAGTATATTGATTACGATATGCAATTTGAAAAAGCATTTCTAGAACCAATCAAAGTCATTCTAGATTGTATGGGTTGGACAGTAGAAAAAACAAGTTCAATAGAGGATTTTTTCTCATGATTATACTAACACTATTATCAGCACTATTATTATCAGGCATTGCGGCCTATTATTCCATTATTGGTTTGGCTGCAATCTTTACTGGCGCATTTTGGCCAATCGTTTTTATGGGCTCGGTTCTTGAGATGAGTAAGTTGGTGACTGCATCATGGCTTTATCGTAATTGGAAAACCTGCCCACTTTTATTAAAATCATACTTGACATCTGCCGTAGTAATATTAATGATAATTACAAGTATGGGTATTTTTGGATTTTTATCTAAAGCACATATCGATTCCACACTAGAAGCTGGTGCAAATTCGGTAGAAATACGAACACTCAATCAACAAGAGAAGATTGCCAAAGAGCGTTTAGAATATTTACTAAAACGAGCTGGTAATCCAGAAACGGCATCGGCCAATGTTGATAAACAAATTCAACAAACACAAAAAGAATTGGCAGATATCAGTAAAAGAAAACTACCACTTCTTAAAGAAGAAAATAAATTAATTGCCGAAGTTGGTCCTATCAAGTACATTGGTGACATGGTATACGGAACTGAAGATACCAATGCCATAGACAAAGCGGTTCGTTTGGTAATATTGTTAATAATGGTTGTATTTGACCCATTAGCTGTGTTATTATTAATAGCAGCAAATATGTCTTTACAACAAAGAAAAGATAATATTGCCAAAAAAGAAGAAATTGTTACTGTAGTACCAGATGTTCCGGTATTTACTGAGAAGAAACCGGATGAAGAAGAAGTAAAAGAGGATAGAGTTGAAATACCCAAAAACAATATTACTTCAATTGATGCAAGTGAACAAAAAGAAATTACAATCGATCCTGTTTCTGGAGAAACCATACCTCCATTAACAGTACCTGTGGCACCAGGAGTTTATATGGAGTTTCATGAAGCGGAACCGGTTAAAAAATTAGAACCTAAGTATGATTATGAAGAAGAATTTGCTTTTAAAGAGAAAGAGAAAAAAGCAAAACAAGTTAAATTGGATGGCGGTGACTTTTAAAGGAATGTTATGAGTATATTAGATAAAATTAAAAAGAATAGTTCGATTAAAGAATCAGCAATACTATCGAAATCAAAGTTCTTTACTGATAAAGATATGATACCCACATCGGTGCCTATTATTAATGTGGCACTAAGTGGTCGTTTAGATGGTGGGTTAACACCAGGTCTTACAATGTGGGCCGGTCCATCAAAACATTTCAAAACTGCCTTTAGTTTATTGATGGCAAAAAGTTATTTGGAGAAATATGAAGATGC